AGATTGGAGACGCGCGGTTCGGATCGAAGGCGAACGAGACGCTTCACGGCGTGGCGTTGAAATGAACATGTCTGCAATATACGCTAAAGGCGTATGGCGTCCTGAATTGGGCGTTCAAATTCTCGCTGACGCTACAGCACCGGAAAGCTAACAGGAGGATACTATGGATCACTTTCCTTTTAATTTCGTTTTAGGTGCTGGTACTTTAGCCGTAGGAACCACTAACTACGCGGTAATGAAAGCACCCGCTGATGCTCTTGGTGGTGGACTTACCATCACAGAGTTACGCGCCGTTTCATCCGCTACGCTCGCGGCTGGTTCGGCTTGGGGTCTTGAAATTGTTACTATGGCATCAACTGGTACTATTTCAACTCTGAATGGAACCGTTGGAACCATCCCTGGTACTGGTGCATGGACTGCTAATGTGGCTCGCACTATTACCATTGCAGATGCTTGGGTAGACGGTGGTGAGTATGTTGGTGCTCGATTCATCGGCACCGCTGAAAACGCGACCTCTCACACTATTACCGTGCTTGGTAATGCAGTGATGGGTCGGTAATAAATAAACTGGCAGGCTTGAGTCCGAGGTTGCTCTTGGATTGACGAACGGCATATCCCACCGCGCCTGCCAGTAACCGGGAACCTGAAAGGGAATCAGATGAAATTCACGTGGCTATCGAACGCAATTTGGTGGGGAAGTGGATATGGCATACAATCCGCCTTATTCCTTCCGAGAATGAAAGCAGACGGACACGACCCGGCATTAATAGCTTATGTAGGACTTACGGGTCATAACATAAACATAAACGGAATCGAAGTTTTTCCCGGTGGTTTACATCCCTATGGACAAGATATTTGGGTAGAGCACACAAAGCGATTTGGTACTAATATCATGTTTTCGCTGACAGATGCTTGGGTTATCCAACCAGAAACTATACCTGGTAATTTCAAGTGGATTGCTTATTACCCTGTTGATTCAAACCCCATGCCGCCTTTAGTGAGAGAAAGACTTACAGCGGCTTACAAACGAATTGCCATGAGTAAATATGGGGTACAAAAAACGATTGAAGCCGGATTAGATTGTTACTACGTCCCGCACGCGGTGGACACAAAACAATACTATCCGATAGATAAACAAGAAGCTCGTAAGATATTACAACTCCCTGAGGACGCATATATCATAGGAACGGTTGCAATGAATAAAGGCGCTCACCCGTCTAGAAAATCTTTTGTTGAGATGATTAGTGCTTTTACGTTATTCAAACAATCACACCCAAAATCGATTTATTTACTGCATACTCACACAGGTGAAAACATGGAAGGCGTGGTTCACTTCAAGGAACTATGCGCTCAAAACGGACTAGAAATAGGCAAGGATGTTGTCTTTACGGATCCATATTTTTCTCATTCAGGGGCACCTGTTGAATTTATGAGGGCGTTGTACTCCAGTTTGGACGTGTTCATGCTAGTTTCAATGGGTGAAGGATTTGGAATACCGATCTTGGAAGCGCAGGCGTGCGGATGTCCGGTAATTGTAGGTGACTGGACTTCAATGTCAGAATTGTGTTTTTCAGGTCATAAAATCGATGTCAAAGATGCTACTCCATTTTACACTCCTCAGGCTGCTTATATGTACATGCCACACGTTGAAGCGATTGTTAGAAAAATGGAACTTGAATACATGAATCCATCGTCAAGAAAAAAAGCACTAGCCGGAGCGGTTGAGTATGACGTTGACAAAGTTTACGAGACTTACTGGAAGCCTGTTCTAGCTGACATTGAAAAGGGGTTGACATGCGAGACTCATTAATTATCCAACAGGCGTATGAAGAAGTAAATAACGACGGCGGATACTATTCAGATATGCTAAGACTCACAATGCAAAGACACGCCGCGTATGCCAGAAGTCACCTTATGGATTATCAAGTTTATTTCGGTGAACCAACTGATAGAGACGTTTTTACAGGCGCTTGGCATAAGATCAAAATGATACAAGATGCTCTCGAAAGAGGATACAAATACATCTTTTGGATTGATACCGATGCAGCGATTGTAGATTTTAGCCAGGATTTGAGAGATGCTTTTAAAGGTTCAATAGGATGTGTTCAACATAAACACGAACAATTACCAAAAGAATATAACATCCCGACTCACCTTAATGTTGGAGTTGTCTTTGTAAGAAATGACGAAGGCGTAAAGGAATTCATGCAGAATTGGTGGAATGCTTTTCCAGGTGACAAAAGATGGGTAGAGCAAGGCGCGTTTAATGACTTGGCAAAAGATAATCCTTTAGTGTTTAAGATGCACGATAAATACAATGCGACCGTGAATGTGAATATGTGTGACAAACCCGTAATTGTAGGATGGCATGGAATACAACCTGCCGAGAAAAGATTTAGCATGATGAAAACATCATTTTTGGATGACCATATAAAGTTTCGTGTATGAGGTAAACAATGGCAAGAACCGGAATGACTAACTTGATTCAAACAGTAAGAGAATTGTCAAACGCAGGCAGCGCTGAATTTGTCGTGGGTTCGGCTAGCTACTTCTCAGATGATCATATTCAAGCGTCTTTGGATAACAACCGTAGAGACTTTCAATTTGAACCTATGGAAGTTTACCCTGAACAAGTTGCCGGGTCTATTGTTTATAAGGAATTTAGAACCTACGAAAACACAGAAGCAGGTACTTTATTCTATCTGCAATACGCAGGTGGAACGGTGGTAGGAACCGCTTTATATTCAGTTGATAACGTACGAGGTGTGGTTACATTTACTAATGACACAGTAGGAACTGCATTTTATGTAACGGGTAGAACCTACGATGTTAACATGGCTGCCAGTGAGATTTGGAAACGAAAAGCATCTAATGTTGCCAATCAAGTTGATTGGTCTAGTGACAATCATTCAGTAAAGAATAGCCAGGTATTTCAATTCTACACAAAGCAAGCGGAATACTTCGCAAGCATGGGTAAACAGAATACAGTCTCTATTTATAGAGGTGACATGTGCCGGGGATAACGCCTAGTCAATTATCGTTTATGCGAAACCAAGTAGCTGAAATGCTGCCTGACTCAGGGACTATCTTAGTTGGAACTGCTATTCCTGATGGCCAAGGTGGTAACACACCGGGTTGGTCTGGAACCGTATCGATTGATTGTAGAGTCGATGTGGTAAACGGGCGCGAACAAATGCAAGGCGGTGGATATAAAAGTTACCAGAAAACTATCTTGACTCTACCGTATAACGCAAGCATTACATCTGGAAACAGGTTCGCTTATTTATCAGATCAATACAATGTCGTAGCAGTAAGTGGATCTGACAGGTCATGGAATGTCAGTGTTCGTGCTGAATTGGAAAAAGTATGAACGATATCATTATTGACACTAAAGAAGTTGATAGAGTTGCCGCTGCCCTTGGTAAGAATAGGGATGCTATTGTGAGAATTATCGGCTTTGATATTGAGAGTGAGTCAAAACAAAATGCACCTGTAGACACTTCAGCTTTACGAAATTCTCATTACACTGAGACTCCTGAAGGTAACACTTTTGACGTTGCAGAATCGCACGCGAAGGGCGCTAATCCAAAAGTTACTACCATTCAACATCCAAAACCAGATGAAGGTTTTGTCAACGTGGGGCCTAGTGTGGATTATGCAGAATTCGTTGAGTTTGGTACAAGTAGACAAGGCGCTCAACCTTATTTAACACCCGCCGCAGAAAGTGTCTCACAGAAGTTTAATTCAGGTGAGCGTTGGAAAGGTCTTACAGGCCATGAATCCAATTAGTTCTTCCATATTTCTGACACTTCAACAAGGAACTGCTTTGACTGCCTTATTGGCGGGTACTAATTCTATCTATAAAGACACGGCTGGGACTGCGAATTATCCTTATGTGGTTTTCAATTTACAAGGTGGTGGTGAGGCTAATGAGAGCCCTAACAGAGAAAAGAATACAGTTTATTTTATCCGGGCGTATTCGAAAGTTAGTACCGCCGCAGCAGGAAATATTGATACACAAATAGACGCTTTACTTCATGGAAAGACATTGACCATAACGGGCAGGAATAACTTTTGGACTGCCAGGGAGGGTGAATTCGAGAATACAGAATATTTGAGTAATGGCGATCCTGTCTACATGGCTGGCGCTGTTTACAGAATAAAGTCTTGAAAGGACATAAAAAATGAGTACAAATTCATATTCAGGTAGTGCGTTAGTTGTAACGTGGACACAAGCTTCAGGAACTAACATTATTTCAGGTGATCAAACGACTTTTGATTACACCCCATCGATTGACTTAATTGACCAGACTTCGGGTGCTGACTCTAATAAAAAGTACCTAAACGCTGCCAAAGACGGTCAAGCCTCAATGACTTCTTACTTCCAGTCAGGAACCAATTTGCGCGGTACGGCAACATGGTCAACATTGACTGAAGGACTGTCGGGTACTTTGATGTGGCAACCACAGGGAACCGCTGCGGCAACTCCGAAATATACAATGCCTGCTATTTCTAAGGGCGTTGGATTCTCTCACCCTTATGCTGACAAAGTAACCGCTTCTATGTCGTTCCAACAGAACGGTACACGGGTTGAAGGGACTAACTAATGGCTGATTACACTTTACCGAATGGGGATGAAGTTACATTCGATTTAGACCAGATCACTTTTGGCGAATGGCAGGATCTTAGAAGTCCAGCGTTTTCAAGAAAAAAAGAAGTCGAAATACTTTCAAGAATTACCGGACTTAAAGAAGAGGTCATTACTTCATTGAAAATGAATGAAGCCAAAAGACTCTACAATGCCTTAATGGACAAGGCAATGAAGCCGTTAGACGATCCAAAAAACTGAGTGAGCGGGTTTACGATTGTATTATTTTCGAAAAACCCGCTCCTCCTGAATTACTAATATGGAACTTAGCCGAACGGTTCAAATGGACTATACCAGAAATAAACGCAGTATCGGTACAAGACATAAACGATCTGATAAACATTGACGATGCAAAGAGTAAGATAGCGAAGGCATAACATGGGTCAAATAGGTTCAATGTGGTACAACATCGGAGCGAAAACAGCCGACCTTGAAAAGGGGTTGGATAGTTCTAGGTCTAAGTTTGTCTCATTTGGAAAAAGTGCTGCGACATCCTTTACCGCTATCAATCAAGGATTAGAGGTTTTTCAAAAGATAGGACAAGTCATAAGTGACGTTGCCATTGCAGTTAATAAAGTTCTAGACCAACGTCAACAATATGTTAGTACTGTTGTTGATGAAGCTAGATTACTAGGATTATCAACAGAAGAAACAAGTAAGTTAATACAAGCCAGTGACGATTTATTTATTTCTCAGGAAAAATTAAATACCGCATTACAGGCAGCAACAAGACAAGGTATAGATGTTTCAATAGTTGGTTTGCAGAATTTGTCTGATAAATATTTAGCATTAAATCCAGGCGTTGAGAGATCACAATTTTTATTGCAGACATTTGGTCGTTCCGGCGCTGATATGGGTAAGTTAATGGAAAAAGGCGCTGAAGGCATTAGGGAAAGTATGAATGCCGTATCTAACTGGATGATTGTAACAAAAGATACAGTAATGACAGTTGAAGCCTATAAACAGTCTATGGATAGAGCAAAAGAATCTCAAGATAATCTAAAAACAAGCATAGCTACTGGTGTTATGCCAGAAGCAACAGCGCTTAATGAACAAATTGCAAGAACTAATGATTCTTTGAGGGCGGCTGGCGCTGTATCTGATACGGTATCGTTTGCTATGTTTATGTGGCAGGGTGTGTTAGCTGGCGTTGAGGTATTGTTTGGACAACAGGCAATAGCCGTTGATACTTCAACAGAAGCGTTAAATAGAAACACAAATGCAACATTAAATAATGCCGCCGCTCAAGGAGTTTTAGCTTCTAGAGATTCAACGTCAAGAGGATCAATATACGATAAAACTTATACAGGCGGTACTTACGGATCTTCAAGGGGTTCGATCTATGACACACCAAATGCGGGCGGGGCAAATGGATTATCAATGGTAGTTCCTTCAGGTTATCCTAATGACTCATTTAGGATAGGTGCTACAACGGGCGAGAATGTTGAGATAACGAAAGGCGGGACTAAAGATAATTCTCTATTAGTAGAAATACAGGGCATGAGGAGAGAACTAAATAGACTTCCATTAGCGTTGAGAGATGCTTATTTATTCGCGGTGAAAAATGCCTGAAGTATATCCAGATTCGATTAAGTTAGAAATGCAGTTCGCGGGTACGGCGGGCGCGTGGACTGATGTCACAGAGGATGTTATCAGAGCAACTCCAATAATGTGTACTTATGGAATTCAAGATTCGTCCCCACTGGCTAGGGTTGCATCAACAGGAACATTTAACTTTTCACTTGACAATTCAGAATTGAATAGTGTGGGATTGGTTGGTTATTATTCACCTGGTCATACTAATTGTAGGACTGGATTTCAAGCAGGAATAACCGTAAGGTTTTCGGTTATTTATGCGGAAGTAACATACCCTAAATTTTACGGGAGAATTCCCACTACTGGAATAAGAATACAACCAGGTTCTAATAAAAGCAGACAAACATCGGTTGAAGTCAGAGATTTTATGGAACAATGCGCTATCCATGAAATAGATAGTCCTGCTTTTGTACAAAATAAAACAGCAGCAGAATTGGTTGCATTGATATTAGCAGAACAATCTATACAACCATTATCAACTGATTATAATACATGTGAGGATACTTTCTTTTCTGCTTTTGAAGATCAAAGCAAAAAGTTAAATTGTTTATCAAGTATCAACGATGCGTGTTTGTCTGAATTTGGCTATGCTTATGTAAGGCATGATAATTATGAAAAGTTCGTTGTAGAGGGTAGAAAGACAAGAACTGGAATAACTTCGTCTAGCGTGATCACGGTTGCCAACCATATTTCTAATTGTGGTTACTTACTAAAAGAGGACGGCGGTAAGATTCAATTAGAAGATGAAAGTGGGTATATAAAGTTGAATTGTTCTACAACTGGAACCGCTTCATTTTCTAATCAACAATATGATGCTGTAATTGAAAACGGTAACGATGTCTATAATGATGTAATTATGAATACAACTCCAAAAACAATTGGTGGCACAATCGAAAGTTTATATTTAAATACTTCATATATTCCAATTGTTGCCGCTGGAACAGTAATAAATGGAACTAATTATTTAGTCGGATCAACTACTTTTGACTTCACTTATAAAGATTATTCTGGAAGTTATATTTATGGATTGTCTTATATTAACCCAGTTAGAAACACTGATTACTATGTTTATGACAATATGCAAGGAACTGGCCCATATACTATTTACACTAATGCTACTACGGTTACTTCTACTAACTTACATAGCCATGCAATCGGAACTATTTATTATTATTTCCAAACCCCTACTACTAGCTTAACACTTTACGGTAATATTTTCCAAATTAGGGGGACCGCACTGAAAACCTATACACCTGTTTCTAGTGAATTTATTGGAACCGTGTCTTCAGATACATTTGGAAAATCAACATTAGATATTGACATGCTTTATCAAATAGGAACCGCTACACCCGGTACTATCGCCCAAACTTTATTAACGCAATATCAAGACCCTGTTACCAGAACTGAAAACGTATTATTTTATGCGAATTCGAATATACAAAATATTTCATCATTTCTTGTTCTGGATATTGGGGATAGATTTACGTACCAAGAAACTGTGTCTGGAATAAGCGAGGACTATTTCATTAATGGAGTAACGTTTGAAATATATGCTAATAATGTTATCAAGTTTGGATATAAAACAAAACAAGCATCATTGGAAGTATTCTGATATACAATGAAAGCATAGGAGACTAAAATGAAAAAATCAATTTTAAATGTTTTATTGTCTATTATGCTTTGGATAATTGTTTGCTCGTTACCTTATTTCACGGCTTCAAACAATTTAGTAATTCAGAAAACACAAGGACTTACACTAACAGATTATTACCAAGAGGACTTGGAAGGTCAATGTAGTGGATTGAAATACTTTGATAAAATGAAAAATTCGTCATTATCAATTTACGATAAATTTAATAAGGAATATCAATTAACTCTTGATTACATAAAAAGAGATTCAGAATATCTTGGACTAGATAATTATAAATGTCCAGAATGAGGTAATATGGTAGACACTAAAATATCAGGATTAACTGCGGGAACACCATTAGCAACGGATACGTTTCCTTTTCAAAGAGGAGGAACTGCCAACTTCTCAACTCCAACATCTTTGATATGGGCAAACGTACCACCTATTGGACAAAACGATATCATTAATAGTGGTTTTATAGTGTCTCAAAAATTAGCCACTTTTACGTCAACAACTGTACCTGCTAATAGTGATGATACATATTTAATTGATAGGTGGGTATTATTATCAGAAGGTAATGATATTGTTGATGTTTATCAATCAACAACCGCACCCGCTGGTTTTAAGAATTCAATAAAACTTGAGGTTGAAACCGCCAATAAACAATTCGGAGTTTTACAGATTCTTGAAAATAAAGATTCTATTAAATATGCTAATGGCGTTTCCTCATTATCTTTTCAAGCTAGAATGGCTGCTGCTGATGACAATACTCACTCATTAAAAGCAGTAGTATTGAGTTGGTCAAGTACTGCCGACGTGGTAACTTCCGATGTTGTCGATGCATGGGGTGGAACTCCTACTTATGTGGCTAATTGGACGGCCGAAAATAGTCCTGATTCTAATACACTTACAACCTCATGGCAAACATTTAAAATTGAGAACATATCCATCGACACAGCCAGTATGGCTAATTTAGCAGTATTTATTTTTTGTGATCAAACGGATGGGGTTGTGGATGATGCTATATATATTACTGGCATAAAATTAGAACAATCATCAATTGCAACAACATATACAAGTAAATACTATGCTGAGGAACTTGCTATTTGTAAGCGATATGGCGAAATGATTGCACCTGGGATTGTCTATGGGTATTATTGCACACTGTTGTTCACGGCAACAACATCAGCGTTAGCATTAATTCCGTTTACAGAAAAAAGAATTATTCCAACAGTTACCATTTCAGATGTGACTAAATTCTTAGTAGGATACGCCGCAAGTATAACGGCTAGTACTGGTATTGCGGCTACATTTCAAACGACAAAAATAACTCGTTTGATAATTACAACGGCGGCGGTATTAACAGCCGGACAATCAGGAACTTTGCAAGGTGAAAATAGTGCGACTACGCACTGGATTTATATTGATGCTGAATTGTGAGGATTGATAACCATGAAAATTGACGGTATAGATGTCTCAGAACACCAGGGCGTGATCGACTGGACGAAGGTCAAGTGTGATTTCGCGGCCGTTCGTGTCGGTTACGGTCGGACGGTTGATAAACAATTTTTGGTCAACTGGAAAAACGCGAAGGTTAAGAGAATTCCTTATTGGTACATGGATTACTATTCTAATCATATCAAGGGGAACGCGGTAAACGGTTTATCAGATATTGAGTGGGGAATACGTCAAGCGGATATGTGTCATAGCTTGATAAAAGACGATCCAGAAGCTATTGTATTCCTAGACGTTGAAAGTACCAATGGTAGTTTTGCGCCTAAGATTCAAGAAGTCCCTGATAGAGTACATACAATCGCAAAATCATTCCTTGAAAGAATGGATCAGCTCAACGGGAAGGTAACTGGCGGTTATTGGCCTATTGGTTGGCTGACCTGGTTCCCGGAATGGTTCAAAAATAGGCCTCTTTGGGTGGCATGGTACAACAATAAACAGACTAAAGATACCGTGCTTGCGAAGGTAAAAAGAAACGGCTGGACTGGTAAGTGTCTTATGTGGCAGTTTTCTTCTACTGAAAGTATGTCCGGAATTAAAGGTAACGTGGATGCTAATGGATGGATTGGAACCGAACAGGATTATAAAGATTTATTTAGATTGAACACACCAACGATTGAGGATCCGGTAACTATTGAACCAACAGATAAACAAAAGCTTGATACACTTTGGAACGCGTATCTATCCTATCAAAATAAATAGAGGTATACATGGCAGTCTCAAATACACAAATACTAAACGAAATAAAAGATATATCTGTATCTATTGCAAGGATAGATGGAAGGTTGACCCCTATCGAATCAGCAAGTGCTCAGCTTATGAAAGTTGTCATTCAAGGTAATGGTAAACTTCCACTTACTCAACGGGTACAACAATTAGAGGATTGTAACGAGTCAGAGACAAAGAAAAAAGACAAGTGGGATTCAAGAACATGGGCGATTATCATGTTGATTATTGGTCAAATAATAACCCTAGTATTTTTATTCGCAAAAGCAAAACTGATAATTTAGTTGTATACTAAGTTATCGGTTCAATTATTCAAGGAGACGTAAATGGATTGGAATTGGTTATTACAGGCAGGAAAAGATTTCTTGTCATACTTTATTCAGGCTCTCACAGTAGCTTTAGTCCCGGCGCTAGTCGCGGCTCTTGTGGCATACATCACTCGTAAGTTGCAAGAGATCAAACTTGCACAGCCTGATATTACCCGCGCCTTGTCTTTTATGATGCCTATTTTCGTACAAGCTGCCGAACAGGCGAAGTTAGCAGAATTAATTGAAGACAAAAAGGAATATGCAATTTCTCTAGCTCAAACCTGGCTAAACGAAAAGGGCTGGAAACTTGACCTTGCGTTAATTTCCGGAGTTGTTGAACAAGCAGTCAATGAAGCGGAGTTCCCCTCAACTGTCACGACAACTACAAAGACGGTAAAAAAATAACCACCCGCTCCAAAAACTAAACGGAATAGGCCGTAAGATCGAAAAGGTCTTACGGCTTCTTTGTCAGGAGGCGGTATTGAAAAGAATATTGATAGCACAAGAGAGTGATAGGCATGGTGGTAATAAGTTAGGGTTAATGAATCCAGATGTTATTCTGGAGGACTTGCAAAAGAATGGGGAGTGTAGGTTATGGCAACCAAACTTAACTGAGAGTCAAAGAGAATTGTGGTCACTTGAATTAGAAAATATTGAGAAGTTGAACCACTTAGCGGGAAAAGACGCTGTACACTACATTGAGGACGGGGATCCAACGCAAGGTAATAAACATCCTGCGGAACTGGTATCACAAAGACTTGCAGACCAAATAACAATCGCAGTTGCAAACGAAAAACCAATATTCGCAGTAAAGAACCTAAAGACGGCTAGATTCGCAATAGGAACGGGGGCGCATAATTTCGGTCAAGGATCGTCTGATATTCTCATAGTAAATCAATTAAAAGCAATGTATCCAAAAAAGAATATAGAAGCTTGTTACCATGGTCTTATTCACTATGATGAATTTACGGTTGACTTTGCGCATCACGGCCCTTACACAGGATCAAGGGAGTGGCTAAAGGGGAACGTAGCAAGGTACTATTTACAATCCATGATGATACATGCCATAAAGCATGGACACAAACCACCAGACCTTGTTATTAGAGGTCATTATCACACCCCTGTAATTGAGACGGTTAGAATAAACGGGTTTACAAGTACAATCGTAGTAAGTCCATCAATGTGCATGATAGATGATTTCGCTCACCAGGCAGCAAAAAGTCCTGATGATGTAACGTGCGGGATGTTCGTTTACGAGGTTGTAAACAACAAACTTTTAGATATTCACGAATTCACAAAAACGTATGACACAAGAACGGAGTATTTTATCAATGACTAAAATAGGCGATGAAATTAATGAGCTTTTACAAGAACTTGAAAAGGAATACAAAGTAGAGTCGATGCAACCCGGTGATATTACCGTGGATGACATGGAACGAGTAACAGGATTAGGCCACAGACAATGCACTCTTATATTGGCTAAAAAAGTACAGGAAGGAGAATTGATTGTTTTTAAAGCAAAGAACAACAAGGGGGTTTACGTAAATGCCTATCGTAAATCAGATACGGTTGACAAATAAGATATAAATAGTTATAATAAATTAGCAAGGGGATCACGAATGCGGGTAATAAACCGCCATCCCAAAACCACTCGAAAGGGTGGTTTTTGTTTTATGTTATACTATATTTGACGCTCGATCCGTAATCGGTCAACGTAGCGTTATGTCCTGTACCCTTGAAAAACTACACGTATCCAGGATACCTCTCAGATAAAAGGGTATGAGAATAAGAGGAAACAGCCTCCCCGACTGGTTGAAAAGCCAGCGGGGACGCTTCATTTTATGTTATACTATGAGTAATGCCGTATGGCAGGTGGGTGTCCACTGGATACCGAAAAGCAACCCTAGCCGTAATCGGTGACAAGCGGGTTCATCCGCGTGGTTGCGCTGGCACATGACTTCTTGAAATTGTGTCGCCGGGAGGGATAATACTACTGGCAGGAATCCCGGCTCCAGCCGAGGTAGCATAACTGGTAGTGCAGGTGCTTTGTAAGCATCGTATTGGAGGTTCGAATCCTCTCCACGGCTCCTTGAGTG